CGGGTGAGGTCAACATCGCTGACACGGATCTCCTCTTCACCGGTGAGGTTCCCCGGTGGCCGCCGCGCCGCGACACCACCGGTAACGACGAGTGGATTCCGGTCAACGCTGTCGGTGTGCTGCAGCGGCTCTCGGTCGATGACCCGGTGTTGTTCAGCACGATGCGCCGCGGGATCACGTCGCTGACGACGGTGCGGGCGTACTGGCCATGTGAGGACGGCGCCGACGCGTCCCGGTTCGCTCCTGGGATCACCGGCGGCCGGCCAATGGCGATCGAGGGTACGCCGTCGCTGGCGTCGTCGACGCAGTTCGTGTGCTCGGCCGCGCTCCCCGGTCTCGGCGGCAGCAGGTGGAACGGGCTGGTCAAGCCGTACACCGACACGGGTGAGATTTCGTTGCAGTGGTTGATGTTCCTGCCGACGGGGACGCCGAACAACTCGATCGTGATGTCGATCAACGCTCAGGGTGGCCGGTGGGACATCATCTACACCACCGGTGGTGCGCTCACCGTGTCGTGGTTCGATGAGGATGGCACCGCGGTCGGGACGTCAGGGCCTACGGCGTTCAACGTCGACGACCGGCAGCTGTGGGTGCAGCTGGACCTCTTGGAGTCGGGCGCGAACGTCGACTATGACCTGTCGGTCCTCGAAGTAGGGGACACGTCGGGCATCACGTTCGGGGCGACGGCGGCCGGTCAGGATCTCGGTGTGGCGCAACGGGTCAGGGTGAACCGGGCCGCGCAGATCACCGGCACGGACGCGGTGGTCGGGCACGTCGTGGTGCGGGACACGATCGCCAGCCTGTTCGACCTGTCGGACCAGTTGAACGCCTACCGGGGCGAGACCGCGGGCGCCCGGATCGCGCGCTTGTGCGAAGAGAACGGGGTGCAGCTGACCTGGTATGGGTCGCTCGCGGACACCGAGCGGATGGGGCCGCAGGGGCAGGCGTCGCTGATGGCGCTGCTGCGGGAGGCTGAAGCGGTCGACCACGGGATCCTGCACGAGCCGATGGATCGCGAGGGCCTGGCGTTCCGGCCGCGGGTGACGCTCTACACGCAGGACTCGGCGGTGGTTCTCAGCTACACGGGGCATGACCCGTCGGAGTACGAACCTGCCGAGGATGACGTCGCGCTGGTCAACGATGTGACGGTGACCCGCACCGCGGCCGGTGCGACGGCGACCGGGTCGAGTATCCGGTCGGTGCTGGAGTCGGGACCGTTGTCGATCCTGGACCCGCCCGCGGGTGCGGGCGGCGGGTACGCGCAGCAGGTGAATTTGAATCTGGAGACCGACGCGCAGCTCGACGATCACGCCAGTCTGCTGCTGCAGCAGGGGACGGTGAACGAGCAGCGGGTCGGCAAGCTGGTGCTGCAGCTGCAGCGCGCCGATTTCGCGACCGACGCCGCCCGTAGCGTGATCCGCAGGCTGAAGGTCGGTGACGTGATCGAGATCGATGACCCGCCGACGTCGTTGGGTGCCCCGGACGATCAACGGCAGGTGGTGCGCGGCTGGTCGGCGGTCCTGTCGCAGTTCGTCCACTCCTACGATTACCGGCTGTCCCCGGCGTCGCCGTTCGACATCCTGGTGTGGGATGACGCGGCCGACTTCTACACCAGCGACGGGACGACCACGACCGAAGCGCTCGACTCGACCGAGACCGGTGTCGACGTGACGACGCCGACGGGCCCGAAGTGGACCCACGACGATGGGGATTACGCGATCATCATCGGTGGGGAAGAGATGACGGTCACGGGTGTTTCGGGCACGGGCGCGGCGCAGACTCTTACCGTTACCCGCAGCGTCAACGGGGTGGTGAAGTCGCACGCGACGGGGGCGACTGTCGAACTGTTCCGGCCGTTCTACTGGGGACTGTGACTTTCCCCGTGAGGAGTTTCTGTCGTGGTTCTGGCAGGTAGTAAGGCACGCGCGTCCGACATCCGCCCCGTGAAAGTGATCTCGAAGGCTGTCGCGGAGACGGTGACCAGCTCGACGGCGCTGCAGGACGATGACGATTTCTCGATCGATCTCGAAGTGGGGAAGTCGTACGTCGTGCGGGCGTACCTGTCGGTGACGGGTGCGACCGGTGGCGATGTGAAGGTGGCCTGGTCGAACGGGGCGACGGTCACGAAGTCGTCGCGGCACTGTCTGGGGCCGCAGACGGGGACCACCGACGCGACGAACACGGCGATGCGTTCCACCCGGCACGGCATCGCCTCCAGCGTCCCCTACGGCGTCGACGGGACGAACGAGTCGGCGGTGTTCGAGACGCTGCAGATCGAGGACGTCACCGTCGCCGGCACCCTAACGATGCAATGGGCGCAGAACGCGAGCTCTGGGACGGCGACCACGATGGGTACGACCAGCCGGATCGAATGGGTTGAGGTCGACCTGCAGTAGGGCTGCTGGTGGGAGGATGAGGGCATGACACCGACCCCGATATCGCAGAACGGGTGGACTGTTCTGGAGGCTGCGCCACCCGCTGTTGAGGTCCCCGGTGCGCCTGGTGTGAAGATCACCGTCCGGCAGGGGGACGTCGCGACGATCCTTGTGGAGGTCGCACGCCGCTTCCACCGTGAGGTGGAACCGCTCGACCTGAAGGTGATGGTTCCGCCCGGCCGTGACGACTGGGGTTGGGCTTACCGGCCGATCCGGGGGAAAGAGTCGGGGTTCTCCAACCACGCGTCGGGGACCGCGATCGACTTGAACGCGACCCTGCACCCGCGCGGCGAGCACGGCACGTTCAGCCTCGCGCAGAAACGGGCGGTGCGGGCGATCCTCGCGGGCCTGGTGGATGAGGCGACCGACCGGCCGGTGGTCCGGTGGGGCGAGGACTACACGACCACCGTCGACGGGATGCATTTCGAGATCAACGCCGGGTGGCAGGCGGTGCACCGGGTGGCGGAACGGATCCGGGCCGATCGGGCGGCTGCTGCAGCGGCGGCCGAGGCGGCAGCGCATCATGAGGGCACCACGAGCGAGGGAGACACCATGATCACGTCAGGGCAGCTGGCGGACCTGCTGGCCGAAGTGGAGTTCGACCTGGGGCCGACGAACGCGCGGCTGCTCGCCGGTGGGAAGCCGAGGATCACGGGGGAGCAGCTGCTGGTCGCGCTCGCCGGCCACGCCGCCGCCCAGTCGGCCACGCTCGCCGAGATCCTCGAGCAGATGCAGCAGCTGGTGCGGCAGACGGCCCCGGTGCAGCTGGAGCCGATCCCGGGGGGACTCGGGGTCCAGGCCGCGGGCACCACCGTGGGGGGCCTGAGCGGCCGCCAGGGGGTCCAGGACGCCCCTGCCGGTATCGACGGGCCGGACGACCGTGGCTGAGTCGCCTACGGGCCGCACAGGGCGTCTCGCGCGGGTCCGGAAGGCCATCGTCGCCGGCATCGGCGCGGCAGTCCCCGCGGGCGTCGCTGCCGGGATGAAGGCCGCTGAGGACGGGACGGTCGACTCCACCGATTCCGGCGCGATCGTTGCGGCTGTCATCGTGGCGTTCGTGGCGGTCGGGTGGGCCACCTGGCGCGTCCCGAACGCCGACCCGCCGACGCCGACCATCGCACGCCGCGCGAGCAGCTGACGTCATGCCGACCGACGTGCCGTCGTGGGCGACCGGGCTAGCGACTCTGATCGTCGCGCTCGGGGCGACCACCGAGGCATGGCGGGCGCGGCGCGCGGCGAACCGAGGCCGGGCCGAAACTGAGACCGTAGTCGCAGCTGTCACCCCGTCGGGGGACGTCGACGGGCTCTCCAACCGGCTGGAGCGGATCGAACAGTTCCAGCACCAGAACAGGCGGGTGCTCGACCGCGTCGAACGGACCCTGGACACGCACCTCCAGCTACACCAGTTCGTCGGCGCGATGCAGCCGCGGTCGCCGATGGCCTTGGATCCACCAGCACGTCGCCGGCCGCGCCGCGCGTCACCGGAAGACCCGGACGATTTCGACGATGCCGACCACCACCACGGCGAACGAGACCCCGCAGGCTGAGAGGACCAGCAGGCACCCCACCTGGTGGCTGATCTCCCGCGGCATTCCGCCATGGTGCCATCCGGGGGCCGGTCCGGTACCTTGGGTGATGCGCACCGGTCCGTCGTGGTAAACGGTCCTCTCGGGTTCCTTGCGCGCAGTTCGGCGCCGCACCGCGGGGTTCTCCCGCAAGGTGCGGCGCCGAACCTGTTACAGCGCC